TCCTGGTGTAGCAATTACACCTAGCTCAGTGAAGGCTACGTTGCCTTCAAACTACATTACAAACTTTGATTTCTTGAATCAGTATCTTCCTGATACTTATGAGCAAGAATTCGAGCGTTATGGAAACAGATCAATTGCATCATTCTTGAGAATGGTTGGTGCTGAGCTTCCTTCTAACTCTGACTTGATTAAGTGGGCAGAGCAAGGTCGTTTGCATACAAAATACACTGGATTGACTTTTGGTTCAATTGGTACTCCTGCTTCTGGACAACAAGTGTTTACATTACCTTCTGGTACTTGTAACTTTAGAATTAATCAAACTGTATTCTTGTCTTCTCAGCAAGTTGCTGCTGAATCGGCAAAAGCTATCATTATTAATGTTACAAGTTCTACTTTTACTGTAGCTTACTATGATAATGCTTTTAATTCTACTTCACCTTTTAGTGCTTCAACAACAGCCGTAACAGCATTTGTTTACGGATCTGAATTTGCTAAAGGAACAAGTGGAATGGCTGGATCATTAGAAGCTCAAGATTTATTCTTCGATGTTAAGCCAATCATCATCAAAGATAACTACACTGTATCTGGTTCTGATATGGCTCAAGTTGGATGGGTTGAAGTAACTACTGAAAATGGTGCTACAGGTTATTTGTGGTACATGAAATCAGAGCACGAAACTCGTTTACGTTTCGAGGATTATTTAGAAATGTCTATGGTAGAAGGTGTTCCTGCTGAACAAACATCTGGAGCTACAACATTCTTGAATAATGCTCCTTCTTACCCATCTCCGTCTGCTTTATCAGCAGCTGGAACAAAAGGATTATTCTACGAAATTGAAGACAGAGGAAATATATGGGCTGGTGGTAATCCATCTGCATTGTCTGATTTTGATACTATCGTACAACGTCTTGACAAGCAAGGAGCTATCGCTGAGAACGTATTGTTCTTAAACCGTCAATTCTCTTTCGATATCGACGATATGTTGGCTGCACAAAACTCTTACGGAGTTGGTGGTACATCTTACGGATTGTTTGATAACAGCGAAGATATGGCGTTAAACCTTGGATTCACTGGATTCAGAAGAGGTTATGAGTTCTACAAGACTGACTGGAAATACCTTAACGATGCTACTCTTCGTGGTGGTTTAGTTGGTGGTGCAGTTAACGGAGTTCTTGTTCCTGCTGGTACAATGAATGTATACGATCAAGTTCTTGGTAAAAATGCTCGTCGTCCGTTCTTACACGTTCGATACAGAGCTTCTGAAACTGAGAATCGTCGTTACAAGACTTGGATGACTGGTAGTGCAGGTGGTGCAGCTACAAGCGACCTAGATGCAATGCAAGTTAACTTCTTGTCTGAAAGAGCACTTTGTACTCTTGGAGCTAACAACTTCTTTATCTTCAAAGGATAAGAATAACTACAGAGAGGGGTGTTAGTGCCCCTCTCTATTTTTTAAAACAATTTAAATTATATACAATGGAAACAAAAATCAAACTAGCAAAGCTAGAGTCGAAAGACAGAACTTATTTATTAAGAGGGGATAGCTCCCCATTAACTTATTTCTTACCATCAAAAGACACTCCTCGTAGACGTCTACTTTATTTTGATGAAGAAACAAACTCAAATCACCCATTAAGATACGCAAGAAACTCAAACACTCCTTTTCAAGAAGATCAAGATCAAAATGTAATTCTTGAGCCAGTAGTATTTGAAGATGGTGTTTTAATAGTTCCAAAAACAAATCCAGTACTACAATTATTCTTATATTACCATCCAGGTAATGGTACCGAGTTTTATGAATTCGACAACGAAAAAGACGCTCAACAAGATGTTAAAGATATCAATATGGAGATTGATGCGTTATTACTTGCAAGAGAACTTGATATTACAAGTTTAGAAGCAATTGCTCGATTGGTATTAGGTAAAGACGTGTCTACTATGACTTCATCTGAGATTAAGAGAGATATGTTGTTATTTGCTAAAAGATATCCAGAAGACTTCTTAGATGCTGCTGGAGATCCAATGTTGAGAATTAATAATATAGCATCAAGAGCGATTTCTGATGGATATTTAACTTTTAGAAATAATAAGGACATTCATTATAACTTAAAAGATAACAAGAAGAAATTATTGACAGTTCCTTATGGTGAAAATCATATATTTGTTTTGGCTTCTTGGTTGCAGTCAGACGAAGGTATGGAGTTCTACAAATTCTTAGAGGATAAAATATCAGAAAAATAGTATATTTGTGCTATTATTAACCCATTAATTTTTTAACAAATGGAAAAGTTTATCAGTATTCCTAATAGTTTAGGAGCAAATCAATTAGTTTCTGCTGCAAACGTAGTAGCTGTTTTTGCAGGTACAGCAGCAACAAATACTGCTACAGCAGCAAATACTGTAATTATGTATCAAGGAGGTAAAGTTGTTACATTGATTCATGCAGCTCAAACTGCATTTAACATGCGTAACGCTATTCAAAATGCAATCTCTGCTGCATTGCAAACATCTTGGACTGATACAGTGTATGTAATACCTTCATTGCCAATATCGGTAACTGGTATTACAGCTGCTTAATAGCAATCAAAGTAGAAAGGAAGAGGCACTCAAAAGAGTGCCTTTTTTTATTTATCTTTGTAAAAAGACATTCGATGATAAACGAAGTTAGAAATACCGTTCTGTCTATATTAAGTAAGGACAATCGAGGATACATAACGCCATTTGAGTTTAACCTGTATGCAAAGCAAGCACAGCTTGAAATATTTACAAACTACATGGAGCAGTATTCAGATGCGTTCTTAAAGAGTATTGCTAGAGGATACGGTGAAGGATATTCAGATGTTCCTAAAAATGTGGCTGAGTCGCTTGATATATTTTACACGTCAGCAAACTTATCTGGAACTCTAAATGTCTTTACCGCTCCATCTGATTATTACTTCTTAGAGAAGATAGTTTATAACAACACTGAGGTAGAGAAAGTATCTCATAGAAAGATATTAAATCTATTGTCATCTAACTTAACTTCACCAAGTGTGTCTTATCCAGTATACACATTCTCTGGTTCTGATATTACTGTGTATCCAACAACTATAGTATCTGGCGTAACAGCTCATTACTTAAGACTGCCGTTAGATCCAAAGTGGACATATGTAGCTATGGCGGCTGGAGATTCAGACCCATTGTTCAATCCGTCTGCTGGTGACTATCAAGATTTTGAATTACCAATGGAAGAGTTCCCATTGTTAGTGGTTAAAATATTGGCATATTGTGGAGTCACTATAAGAGAAACAGAGGTTGTGCAGATAGCAAAAGCGCAAGAAATGCAAGACATCCAACAAAACCAATAATAAATGGCATACATTACTAACTATCAATACTACACAAATAACGGAGTTATACCAACAGATGTTAACTGGGGTTCATATCAATATGTAAGCCTGGCTGACGTTGTTAACAATTTTATGTTAATGTATGTAGGTAATGACAAATTGGTCAATAATGTTGATCGATATGCCGTTTTGTTTCATGCTAAGAGAGCTGTACAAGAGCTTAATTATGACGCATTAAAAAACATTAAGGTTATAGAGCTTGAAATAGGGGATGACTTGAAGATGGTTATGCCTCCAGATTATGTTAACTATGTTAGGATATCTATGTTGAAAAATGGTATACTATTCCCTCTTGTGGAGAACAGAACACCTATGTCAGCTACAGCTTATTTACAAGACAACAATCTAGATATCATATTTGACGTAAACGGTGAGATCGTAACAGGTACATCGAAACTTGACATACTAAGACAAGACAAACAGTTATATACTGGTATGGGTCCATATCAAGGCCAGTACGGATGGTATTGGGATGGTGATTGGTATTTTGGATACAACTTTGGTAAAAGGTTTGGATTAGAAACCGATCAAGCTAATGTAAATCCAAAATTCTACATAAACAAGGCAGCTGGTGTGATTGATTTTTCTAGCGGTGTAGAGAATCAGATTATTGTTTTTGAATACATATCTGACGGTATGGAAAACGGTGACGACTCTCTTATCACAATCAACAAATTAGCTGAAGAGTATTTGTATGCTTATATTAAATGGGCGTTATTAAACAATAAATACGGAATACAAGAGTACGTTATAAATAGACTTAGAAAAGAAAAGATGGCTGTTCTTAGAAACACTAAGATCAGATTGAGTAACTTACATCCATCTAGATTATTAATGCCTTTAAGAGGTAGAGATAAACAAATAAAATGATAAAACTAGACAAGACTTTTATTGCTGGAAAGATGAACAAGGATATAGACGAACGTCTTATCCCAGATGGAGAGTACTTAGATGCGTTAAACGTAACTATAGATACGTCACAAGGATCTACTATTGGTGCTGTTCAGAACTCTAGAGGTAATGATAAAATGTCTGACATAGCCACAGTAACTGGTTTAGCTGTTGTTAACGCAAGAGCTATAGGTGCCGTTGCATATGAGGCTCAAAACCTTATATATTGGCTTGTTACTAGTGATAACTTTGATGCTGTATTCGAGTATAACCAATTGACTGACGTAACGACAAAAGTATTGTTGAGTACTACAGGTCAGTTGAACTTTAACAAGAATTACTGCGTTACTGGTATAAATTACATACCTGCATTTGGTGATCTTGGACCATTTTTATTTTGGTCTGATGGCCTTAATCCACCAAGGAGAATAAATATTGCTAGAGCTAAATCTTGGTCTGATGACGATCCTAGAATTGATCTTGATACTCAGGTTATTCTTCGTCCACCATTGAATGCTCCAAAGATATATTTAAAGACTGACGGTGATCCAGAAACAACAAACAACATAGAGAGGAAGTTTTTATATTTTGCTTATCGATATAAATATGTAGATAATCAATATAGCTCTATGTCACCATTTTCTGGTGTAGCATTCCAAGGAGATACATTCTTTTTTGATTTTGATACTGGTGATAATACTGGTATGAAAAACGTATTCAATAAAATTGATGTAACATTTGATACTGGTAATCAATTTGTTAAGGAGATACAAGTTGTATTTTATGATACGTCTGGATTAAATACGTATGTAATAGACAATTATAACAAAGGAGAAATAGGTTTATCTGATAATGTTGTTTACACCATAGAGTTTTCAAACAATAAAATATACGGACCATTAGATGTATCTCAAATAACTAGACTTTTTGACAATGTGCCTTTGTTAGCTAAGTGTCAAAACGTGATAGGAAATAGGTTAGTCTATGGCAACTATACTCAATTTAGAGATCTAAAAGATGCATTTAATCAAGACATATTGATTGACTATAGTGTTGAGGTTGTTTCAGATCCAATAACTAGCACTTCAGCTACAAGAACATTTAGGTCTGATAGAGATTATGAGATTGGACTTGTTTATACTGATGAATACGGAAGAATGACTACAGTTCTTACAACAGAAAATAATTCTGTTTACGTTCCATCAACAAAGTCAGATTATCAGAATTCTATCCGTGTAACATTAAACAATCAAGCACCTAACTGGGCTACTAATTTTAGATTTGTATTAAAACAGCCTACTGGTGAATATTATAATATTTTTCCTCAAACATTTTTTATAGACGGACAATTTAGGTATTTCTTAATTAATGAATCAGATAGAGATAAAATAATAGTAGGTGAATATATAATATTTAAGACTGCTAGTTTTACAGCAACTCATGTAAATACAAAGTTTAAAATACTTGAGTTAGAATATAAACAAGCATCATTTATTACTTCAGCTCCAGAAGGTCTATATTTTAAAATTAAGACAGATGGATCTGCATTTCTAAATGATGGATCTACGTATACTGCATACAATGCATCTACTGGTAGAGGGCCAAAATCAATTACTAATCCAGATCCACATACTGTACAGCCAGTAAAAAGAACGACGTTACCAAGCGTGAATATAACTCCAATTTTTTACAGCGTTTCTGGAATATATACCACTACAACTACATCACCTTCATTAAATGCAGATATAACATCACTTATAGCAAATACTGATAGTAGAGTAGCTATAAGAATATTAACTTCAACATCATATGAATACACTAGAGATATAGATTTAGGATCTGCTATTTGGTCTGGTCCTTTTACCATACCTTCTACATTATCAGACACTTTAACACTTGGTACATCACCAACTTCTGATTATGTAGAGTTAAATATAAGATGGGATTCTGATACAGGGTATACTCCTGGAGATGTATTTATATTTAATGTTAGAGGATATAATGTGATTGGATCTCCTAATAGTTATACTGGTACACCATTAAGCCCAGGTACTAATAATGGTTTATATGGTAATCAAAATGTTATAAACATGCCTAAAGCAGATTATGGAGGAGCGGCATTAATAAACTTTAATTCACCTATATACCCTTTTGCTGAAATAACTATAAAAATAGTAAGAGATGGGGTACCAGCAAGTTCTGATAGACAATATACAAATACTTGGATAAACGGTACAAAATATTATCAAAATTTAGAAGAATGGTTTTGGAGAGAAGGATATTCTACCTTTGATCAATATGATCAATCTGTTACATTAGTCGGTGGAGCTAATTACGTTACATTTAGATCTGGAACTGGGTATAATAAATTTGGATATCCAGGAGATAGTAATTATATGTATGAAACATCAGCTGGAAATATATATATGATAATAAGAGGTTTTGGAACAGGTAATTTAACAAAAAGAAACGAAATAACAGTAGAACTAACTGTAAAACAGTCTCCAGGAAAACCTAAATTATCAGCCGAAACAGTTCCAACAAAAACAGATAATGATATTTATTATGAGTTAAGCAAAACTTACAGAATAGAAAATGGACTTCATAAAGTGTCTTGGGTTTATTCTGATTTTACTGATGGATCAACTGTTTTCCCTTCTATTCCAGAAGTAGCAGGTCTTACTGTATTAGGTCCTTTGGATCCTAATAATCCTCTATCTACTGATGCTATACATTCATTTAATGTAGGAGAAATTATATATGTAAAAAGCGACAACCCATCAATAGGTCCTCCTGATGGATATTATAATATAACGTATGTAACTGATTATGCTATAGCTATAGATCTTCCATTCCCTGGTACTGGACCAGTAACTGGAGGTAAGGTATACTACAATATAAACGAACAAGACCAAACAACATCCATTCCGTTAGTAATAGACATCAACCATCCGACATCACAAAACTCAGATTTCAATGCATTTGCGTTCGGAAATGGCGTTGAGTCAAATAGAATACTAGATGCGTTCTTACAGCCTCAAATGCGGTACAGCCAAAGGGCTTTAACCACCATTGAGGATTACAAGCAACAGAAGAAAGAAACGTCTCTAACTTATAGCGGTGTATATGTTGGTGCTACACAGCTAAACAATCTGAATGAGTTTAACTTATCAACAGGAAACTTTAAGAACTTAGACGTTACATACGGACCAATACAAAAGTTATACGCTAGAGATACGGATCTATTAGTATTACATCAAGACAAAATAACAAGTGTTCTGTACGGTAAAAACTTATTGGTTGATGCGGTTGGTGGTGGCCAAGTAGCATCTGTTCCAGAGGTTCTTGGAAATCAAGTTGCTCACCCATCTGAATATGGTATAAGCAACAACCCAGAGAGTTTTGCAAGACACTCAAACGTATTGTTCTTTGCTGATGCTCGTCGCGGTGCTGTGTTGCAAATGATAAATGATGAGGTTATAGAGATATCTGATAGTGGTATGAAAAACTACTTTAGAGATACAATGAAAGACAATCCAAACACTCAGAAGTTAGGAAGCTTTGATCCATTTAACAACCAATATGTTATATCATTTAACGATCAATCTGTCAACCCTTGCGAACTATCTATAGCTCCAACAATATCTGTTACTAGTGCTGCTGCAAAGACGTTGTTTTTATTTACAATAACATCAAACACATCATGGACGCTTTCATCAAATCAGACTTGGTTGACATTACCTATATCATCTGGGTTTGGAAATGAGGATATATACGGATCGGTTGAATTAAACGATGTAGAGATGTTTAGATCAGCAAAAGTCACTATAACATACTGCGATGGACTAGAACAAGAATTTACATTATTACAATTAGCAACACCAACATAATATGTGCGACTGTATAAAAATAACATACGTAGACCTAAAAGGAAATGTAGTAACATTTGAGACTGGTATTATTGAATCAAAAACTGGTGATTACTATGAGTTTGATAATTTCTTTATATATCCACTTAAAGAAGGTTGGTCTCTTCAATATGGAAAAGGTGATATAATAGGAGAAATAAATACACTTGATTGTCCGCTTGGTCAGTTTGATTTAATTGATAATGAATTCTTTCTAAGTTTTATTGTAGAGAAGTGCGATAGCGACTACAAGACGATAACATATTCTACTGTAAGTCAAGGTTGGAATTCATTTTGGTCATTTAATCCAGATTGGATGACTGAGCTTAATAACGTATTTTATACCATGAAGGACGGTGATTTATGGAGGCATAACACTAATCTTACTAGGAATAATTTTTACGGTGTTCAGTATAACTCAACAATAAAGACAATATTTAACGCTAGTCCGTTAGACAACAAGGTATTTAAAAATCTATCTATAAATAGTAATGAACCTTGGACGGCATACATAGATACAAATCTACAGACAGCTGAGACTCCATATACTTATTTTGTTGAAAAGGAAGGATTTTGGTTTGCTTACATAAGACGTCAAGATAATACGATATCAATAAAATCACTTTCTACACAAGGTGTTGGAGAGGTAAACACGGCTACTAGCCCTTCTCCTACTACTGGTATAGTTACTTTTCCAAACAACATAGACAAGAACTCTATAAGCATTGGTGACAAACTATATAAAAATTCACTAGGTACATTATTTTTCTTGGGTGATATAGTATCATACACAGATAATAGCATAGATATAGATATAACTTTTGGTGCATTACCTTCACCTGGAGATTTTATAATAGCTGTTAAAAACTCTCAAGTTGAGTCTTATGGTGTTCGTGGTGTATACATGAATGTTCAGCTTGAGAATGATAGTACTGATGAAGTAGAATTATTTTCACTAAGTAGTACATCATTCAAAAGTTTTCAGTAAATTTGTATAAAACGTATTAGTTATGATTCCTCAGTTAGCATTATACGCTCTGGGTGCTGGAGCTAACGCTGTACAAGCGTTCCAAGCTCAAAAGAATATGAGAAAGGCACAAGAAGCGGCACAAAAAGCCTATCAAGAAATGAAGGCTATAAAAGAAATAAATCCGTTCAAACAAGTTCAAGTTCCTACATTAGGTAGTCAACTAGCTCAACAATCATTAGATAGGGCCACTATGGGTGCATTAAGTACATTACAGAGCACTGGAGCTGAAGGTGCTATAGGTGGTGTTGGAAATGTGTTGCAAGCTAATATTGGTCAAGGTCTTGAAAACGCAGCTATGTTAAACGAAGCTCAATTCAAGAGAGATGCCATGCAAGCTGAAGCTGAGGCTGGTATTCAAGCTAGACAAGCTGAAAGAGATTGGATGCTTGGAGCTCAACAAGCTCAAAGTGCTGAACTAAGAAGAGCTGACGCTGAGACAAATAGAAATGCTTCTGTAATGGGTATAGCTGGATCTTTAAATTCAGCAGCTGGGCTAATGGGGGATTACTTTGAGTCAAATCCTTATGGTTCTTTTGCTGATATGTTTAAAATGAACAAATCTAAAAAATCCAATACCCCTTCATCATCTTATGATTGGAATAATAGCATGAATCCGAACGGTTTATCTACTTTTATACGCAAATAATAATGGCAACTAGAAACGACTACTTTGGATATATACCGTCAGAGACGAGGATCGACTGGGGTAAAATGACGGGAGATCTTGCCAAAACAATAACTGACGCTTACGGAAACAGGGAGAAAGTAAGAGAGGAGTTAGATCAAATAAAGACGACTAATGACGCTCTTGTAACAAACACAGAGAGAGGTAAAACTCAAGCTCTAAATGAACTTGTTCTTTCTGGTGCTGATGACGCTAAGATGAAAATGCTTGAGTGGCATAAAGCTCTAAAGAGAGGTGAGATAACAGCAAAAGAATACAAAAACAGGATGAACAATCTAACTGAAAATTGGAAGGCTTTTGCTAACAATATGAAAACATTTGACACAAGAATGCAAGACATTATGTCAAGACAACAACCAGGAGAAGATGGTAAGATCGCTGGTTCTGGTTTTGAAGCTTCTGTCAATCAAAAAATTGCTTCGTTAGGTGATTTGAGAAACAAAAAAATAACTATAGACAATGAGAGCGGAAAGGTATATATGGGGTCATTAGATCCTAATACTGGGCAATACGATCCAAATACATTAATTGATGCCATGTCTATTGGTAATGTATCAAATATGTTAGACAATAGAGTAGACGTTGTTGACTTGACTAGTGATTTAGCAAAAACATTTAAAGATTGGTCTGTATCAAATCCAGGTAAGACTGTTCAAGATGCTAGACAAAATCCATTCTTATCAAAAGCTAAAAATAACTTTAAGGCTGGAGTATTATCTAACAATAGAATGGTTACAAGTATACTCGTTGATAACGGAGACGGTGATTATGATATTTATTTTGATGATGATGACAGAAAAAATAAATTACAGCAAATGCTGTCTGCTGAAATGGAGTCAAGGAAAACTACACCAAAATACAGTAGTTCTGACATAACTAAAAAAATAGAGCAATATAAAAAGAATAATAAGAAAGCTACAACTGCACAGTTAGAACAATACAGAGATAAACTTGAGTCTGAGACTGTTGGTGATATGACGTTAGAAGAGCAAAAAAAATTCATAGAGGATGCTCAATTAAAACTTATTCCAGCTGTTCTTGATGAAAATGGTGTTTATCAACCACAACCAACTCAATATCAGTTACAACAAGCTGACGCTATATTAGATGCTAGTATAGAATCTCAAATACCTAAAAGTGTTCAAATAACCCCAGTAACCAGATCATCTGGTAGTGTCGGTGTCAGCGGTGGCTCAAAAGGTAGCGGAGGAGCTCCAAATACCGCATTATATCGACAGATAGTAAGTGGATTTAATGATAGAAGTCCTGCTGGAGCTGCTAGATTAGCAGCGGCTAGTGGAGGTAAATATAGGTTTGAATTTAAGCCTAAGCAGCCAGGTGTTTTTGTATATGAAACTAGATACGTGTCAAATGGATTTGGAGGTCAAGAGGCTCAAGATTTTGAGATTGGATATTTCCAAAATGCAAGAGATTTGGCTCCAATAGTAGGATTTGCTAGCGGAACAGGTGCTACATCTTCAACAGCATTTGACGAATGGGATGCTTCAGAAAGAGCTGTAATGGGAGGAAAATCAACAAATAATAAGAGCGGAAAAGCAGAAGGTGATGATTTATTTAAAAACCCTAAATAAATGAACGATAAATTACAACAACTTTATAATCTATACAAGAGTAAAGGTTTAATTAATACTACAGATTTTAATACATTCGCTTCTGCAAACAGTCAGCAAATCCAACAACTATATAATCTTGGAAAGAAAAATGGCCTGTTTAATACTACAGATCTTAATACATTTAGTTCTGCATTTAGTCCTCAACAAAAATGGAGACAAGTAACTGAGAAGGAAAGTGCAGGTAGATTGAATTACAGAAAAGATGATTTCAGAACTTGGGATATAGTAGAAGAGACTCAGAAGGGAATGACCAAGGAGGAGAGAAAGAAAACTGGGTTTGATTATACGCCAGAACAAATAGCTGCTGGTAAAAAAGCTGTTGCTATGGAAGAGGCTCCAGTTATTGAATACTCTGACCTTAAACTGAGAAGAGGTAAGGATGGCGTTTTCTACAAGGTAGAAGGTAATAATTGGTACGAGGTGGCATTTCCTAGAGATATGTCAAAAAATATTATAAACGAAAGTGTAGTAAGTCTTGAGGGCTCTGATCTTTATAAAATAAATGATCCTAAAAAAGTAGAGAGCTTAAACATTGAGTTTGGTGAAAAAGTAAAATTACCTAACGCTGGTTTTGATACCGATCAGAAGTTAATTAAAACTGGAATAGATACAAAAATACCATCTGTTTTAGATAAAGCAGTCAAACCAGAGGATGATCTGTATGATGTTTTTGGAGGATGGGACGAGAATACTAGAGGGCTTAGATTTAAAAAGAATGATAGAACAAATACTTGGATGCAAATCAAACCAGGTGTAGACTCTGTATGGTCTGTAGTTACAGAAGCCATGGCTAAAGAATTAAACAAGCGTTATGGTGGTAGGTATGGTTCTGTTCCTAAACAAGCTGATAACTTAACTGATTACCAGATATTAAACAAGACATACGGACAAGAAGGAGGTTCTGGAGTCTTAAAAAGAGAACTACTTCCAGATGGAGAGCCTACTTTTGGACTTCCGAAATCAGTAGAGAATACAGGTTGGTTTCAAACACTTTACCCTCAGACAATGATGGGTCAAGCTGTAAACGCTGAAGAAGCAAGAAGAAGAGGTGTAAAATCTTTTGAGGAAAATGTTCAAAGGTATGTGACAAATAACAATATAGCTAACCTTGAAGAAGAAGAGGCTGTAAAAATGCTTACAAATCAGTTCGGTAGATATGGTTTTGAGTTTATAGAATCTGGAGCTGGCGACGAGATGATCGTAAGAACAAAAGATGGCTTACGTGAAGTAGTAATAAATCTTGATACTGATAATACAGGAGAAAATATAAGACTTCAAGATTTCTTAATAACTAATATGGACCCATCTGCTTACGAGCCAGGTAATCAAAAATACGCAGAACTTATAAATAGAGATAGACGTCTTATTTACTCCAACAATGGCAGTAATAGCCAGTCACTTTATAAAGACCTACAAGAGTTATTTAATGACGAAGACTATAAAATATGGGCCCAAAATTTACCTTACGGTGAACTAGAACAAGAGGTAAACCAAAGGATAGGAGAATATAGAAGCTTGATGAACAAACCTGGGGTTAATAGCTCACAGGTATTTAAAGATATGAAGGCGTTTGAAAAATCTCCTATGTATCAACAATACCAAAAAAATAAGAAAGAGGCATTTGAGCTTGAAAGAATGAAAATTCAGTCACTGTATGATGAAGTTAGATTAGATCCAGGACAAAATTCAAGAGCTAGGCAAAAGGTTAGAATGTTCTTGTCTGATAAATATTTAGACAAAACAAGAACTGAGTACAACGCAATGTTAAATGACATTAATAAATCTGATAAGTTTTTAAAGACCAGATATGACGAATACAATGCTGAACTTCAGAAATTAAATACGTCAAATTTAACGCCAGAACAAATAAGAGTTAAGAAAGAACAACTTGACAAAATGGCGTTACAGCTGGATCTAGATCAATCTAACTTAGTTAGAAGAAAAAGGGCTATTTCAACTGAAGTCAAACAGCTTGAGTATTTGACAGGTAAATATGTCGTTGACGTGGCTAAGGAGGGTTCGTTTATTGGTGGCGTTATGAATAGTTTTTCAGACGGTATATCAAAAATGATAAAGACGGGAGATGTTGTTGGAAGGTTACAAGCAGAAACAAAGGGTTCTCAGATTGCAGACAACATGACAGAGGAGGAAAAGAGATACTATAAAACAAAAGGATATTCATTAGAGGAAATAAAAATAGCAGAGGCTAATAAAGCTTGGAAAGAATCAAAAGAAGATCTTTCGAACAGAATGAAGTCCGCTATTGGTGATCTAGCCACAACTAAACAGTACCAACAGTCTGAAGATAGAGGTATTGTTAGTAAAGCATTGTTTGGTCTTGCAGAATCTCTTCCAGCAATGGCTACATCAGTTATTAATCCATACGTTGGTTTTGGATCATTGTCAGCTCAAGCATATTCATCTTTAGAGGATGAGATGTTAAATGATCCAGATTTTGAAACAACGTCACTTACAGAGATGAACTTAATAGCATTACCATATGCTATGGGTATGGGAATATTGGAAAAGATTGGTCTTAGTGCAGCTATGTCTAAAAACCCTCTTGCTAAGTCTCTTATAATGAAGTCTATACAAGGAGCTGTTAAAAAGACAGCAGGTAAAGGATCGGCAGAACTTTTACAAAATGTACTAGACAAAGAGATCAAGTCGAATATGGCTAAGTTTGGTTTAAGAATAGTCGGTGGTGCACTAACCGAGGCTGAAACTGGAGCTACTCAGTCGTTGGTTCTTGATATTGGATATAAGAGTTTGATCAACGAAATAAAAAAAGACGATAGACTAGCAAGCGAACTAACTGGAGGTGAGTTTTTTGATACCCCAGATAGCTTTATGGATGGTCTAAAGATGGTTATAGAGGATGGTATAGCTGAAGGTATTGGCGGTATGGTTATGAGTGGTGGTGGAGCTTTATCTCAAAAGGTTATAAATGGGAACATCTCACTTTATGATAATGAGGACGTTGACTTTTTGAAAACTGTTTCAACTGACAACGAGCTAAGAAAGATGATTGTGATAAAACTTAAGAGCGATATGTTATCTGGAAAGCTAACAAAGGCAGAGGCACAAAATCAATTGAACGCTCTTGATAAGGTTGGTGCTATATTTAATGCTATGCCTGACAACCTAAGTGTTGAGGACCAAGTTAAGTCTGTAAACCTTATGGCTGAAAAGCAAAGACTAGAAAAAGAAATTGACGGCAAGGACCAATCTCTTGTTGCCGCTCAAAAGGAAAGAATAACAGAGATTGATAACGAACTACAAAAAATTAGTAAAGATGCCTTTCAAAAGCAAACAACAGGTGAAGTTCCTGTACAGCCAGAAGCCAGAGTTGGCGAAGAAGTGGAGGGAAGAGTACCCGAAACAAAACTTGAAGAAGTTACCAAAGAAGGTAAAGAAGTAACAATAGATAAACCTATCATTGCTACAAACACAACTGCCGAACTTGATAGAGTTAAGTCTGTTGATATGGAGACTGAGGATGGTGCTACATTTAACATAGATGGAACTAAGTACGAGGGAGGCGGTTTGGTTGTTCCTATTGTTAGCGAAAATACTACTGTTGAAGAGATTACCCCAGAGATGATATCCGACTTTGTTGAAAAACATTCAAGCAAAATTGGAGATCAAAATACAGTTAAGGTTGGTATATATAAATTCCCTAACAGTAACAAGGTATCGATAGACCTAAATATCGTTGCTCCAGAGTCATCAAGACAGCAAGCCATTGAGTTTGCAAAAGCTGCTGATCAAGAGTCTCTGTTTGATTTATCTACATTTGAGAATGTAAAGACTGGCGGTACTGGAGTTAATCCTACACAATTTACTGACGAACAATTTAAAGAGATAGCTAAAGCTCTTAACGAAGGAAGAACTCCTAGTTTTTCAACACCTACACAACAAAACATAGTAACACTTGAGAATGTAGAAGAGGTTGCAGACAAAAGAACGGCTACAGCTACTAAGTTGGTATTGAACGCTCTTCCTGACGTTAAGATATATATTCACAATACAAACGAAGAGTACTCTGCTGCAATAGGTGAAGAGGCTGAAACTGGAGACAGAGGAGCGTACGATACACAAGAAGGAGCTATACATATTAATTTAGCAGCTGGAGGTAACGCTCAAACTGTATTCCATGAGGCTATCCATCATGCCTTACTAAAGAAAGGTATGGATAGCGGAGCTATACTTGATTTAGCTAATGGTCTTAATAGAATAATTACTGACAAGAAGTTAAAGAAAAGGTTAAGTGATTTCATATCTCAATATGAAACATCTGACCAAGCTGAAGAGTATTTGTCAGAACTAGGGGCCATAATGGCTGAAGCTGAGATCGAACTAACTACAACAAAGTTCAATCAGTTTAAAGCGCTTATCGCTAGAATATTCCAAAAGTTAGGACTACCTAAATCTATGGTTCCTTTCTTGAATGCTATGAATTCAGAGAACGCTGTTGACTTTATTAATAGTTTGACTAAATCTTTGAGGACTGGTGAGGAAGTTGAGGTATCTCAACGAGAAAAAAAATCTGAAGGTATTAAAAAACAAGCTGTAACCATAATGGAAGGCAAGGAGTCCATGGAAGAGTTTGGATTACCTAAAGGTAAGAATATAACTAGAAAAATTGGAGAAGCTCTTGAAGCTAGACAAAGATCTAAATATGGAACTATAGATCAAAAAGATAATTCAACAAATGCTAGAAAGAAAATATCAAACTGGATGGTTGATGAAGTTAAATACTTTATTAAACTTATGGGTGATAAAAGTGGAAAAGGATGGTATGGTGAATTATATCAAAAGTCTTTAGACGCAATGTCTAAGGTTTTTCCAGAAATGAAAAATGATCAAAACGCAAGAGATTTGTTTACAATGCTTGTAGCTATTACATCTGATGGTCAGAAAGTTATGAGTAATTTTAAATTAGCTGCTGCCGCATATGATTATTATAAAAAGAATGGTAAGATGCCATCTACTCTTCCTGGGCAACGTGTTGCTTCTTTTGAATCTAATTTAAATAGAATAAATAAATTACTTACAGATTATAATGGAGATATAGCTGCTATTAAAAAAGATTTAATGGAGGTTAAATCTATTGAAGAGATAAATAAAGAAAGAAGAAAACAAGGTCTTGAGCCATTATCTACAAATTGGCCAGTAAGTTTTAAAGCTCCATTTGCCGCATCAGTATTTGGCCCTAAATTAGGAATGTTTTATTCTAATTTATCTGGAAATGAAGCATATCCTACACTTGATAGATGGTGGTCTAGAACATTTAATAGATATAGAGGAACATTAATTCCAGGATTAAAAAGCGGATTCAGTAAAAAGGGAGAAGCTATAGGTCTTGATAGATTTAAACAATTATTAGGTAATGCAGGTATGAGTAATGAGGAAGCATTACTTGCATCTAAATCTTATAGAGATTCGTATGCGGCTAAAGGATATAAAAACGGAAGCGATATTGAAAAAGCAGCTAATACTATATATAAGATAGCATTTGAAAATTTAAATGATGCTCCATTTACAAAAAATGATAGACAATTTATGTATGATACAGTTTCTGATGCTGTAGAAATATTAAACAAACAAGGTTATAATTTGAGCATAGCTGATGTTCAAGCTATACTTTGGTACTTCGAAAAAAACCTTTACAAAACACTTGGGGTTCAAGCAAAAATAGAAGGAATAAGTTATGAAGATGCAGCAAATTATACATATAACAAATGGAAAGAATCGGGTAAAAAGTTTGATTATAAAATTAATGAATCAGAAGAAGGTCAATCAGTAGAAGATGCTGATGAAGATATAGAAGCAGAAGGAAAACAAATAAAGAAACAAAAGTCAACTATAAAAATATACGGAGAAGACTTTACTGAAACTTTTGAAAAATCTGGAATTCCTTTTGCATATCTTTCTGATATTAAAAATAAAACCATTCCAGACTGGATGGGTGGAGAAAATAAAAAGATAACTGAATTAAGAAAAAGCATTTTAGATTCAATAGATAGATCTTTAGAATATTGGAAAAATGATTTATCAAAACAATCAAAAAAAATATATGATTCGGATAGCAATTTAGAATTAAGGAAGTCATTGATAAACAAAAAATCTGATAGAATACTATCACTTGAAAAACTTAAATCTAATGTTGAGAATAATTTACTTTCTCTATCAGACATTGAAATAAATTATGTTGATGAGGGAACTAAATTCAAAAAACACAAAGGTGAAAAAATAACTGCACCAGTAGCTGGAAACAAGCTGTTCAATGAGCCTTTAAAGGATGCTGAAAATATAGCTAGATCTTACATGCAATCTATCGGTATGGAATATATACCAGTAGAAAAGATAACAAAACTAGATGAAGGTCTTTCAAAAAGAATATCTGACGCTTACGATCAGATGGAAAATAATCCAAACGATCCGAAGGTAAAGGCTGCTTATGAGGCTATGGCTAAGGAAACATTAGATCAGTATGACGCTATAGTTAAAGAAGGCTACAATGTTGAGATAAATAATAACGAGCCTTACTCAAACTCTGAAGCTATGATAAAAGACCTTAAGGATAATAAGAGGATGAAAATATTCTCTACAGAATCTGGTTTTGGAGATGAGCCTATAACTGAAGAGCAGAGATCTGAAAATTTATTATTAAAAGACTCTGGAAGAAAGGATGTAAATGGTGAGACTTTGTTGATCAATGACGTGTTTAGATTTGTGCATGACTTCTTTGGTCACGCCAAACTAGGCAACAGTTTTGGTCCAGTAGGAGAAGAGAATGCTTGGAGAGTTCACTCTGAGATGTATTCTCCAGAAGCTAGAAAGGCTATGACATCTGAGACAAGAGGTCAAAATAGCTGGGTTAATTTTAGTGGTGTAAATGACGCTGCATTCAAGAAGAGAGATAAGGCTAGAGAACTTCGTAAAGAAGGTAAGATAGAAGAGGCTGATAGATTGGTAGGCGAGGTATATGAGGAGATGAAATTTGCCGATCAAAAGGTTGGCATATTGCCAGATTTTGCTATTGAAGAGGGGACTAGGTTTAAGAAACAAAAACCAACATCCAAACAAGATGCCATCCAAAAAGCCAAGGATAAGTACGAACTGTCTGTAGAAAAGAGAGGTAACTCTCACGAACAAGGAGTTACTGCCGCTCTTGGTGACTTACAAAAGTCTGATTGGTATGTAAACGCTGACGATACAGCAAGAGAAGATGCAGTTAGAGAGATCAAGGCTTTCTTCGGTGAGAAGATTAAGAAGGCTCCGTCTGTTGCTAAGATTTTAGGTAAACCAAAACCAGAGACGCAAACAAAAACCGTTGATGCCTTACGAAAAGAATTCTTTACTGCTTGGAACAAAGCGTCAAGAGAAGCAAAGGCCGATCTAAATTCCAAAAGAAAAGCCATTGGAGCAATAATCAAGTCAATGGTTCGGTCTGGCAAAATAACAACCAAACAGTCTGCTGTTATTACAGATAGAGCTAGCAGTATAAATCTTGACAACCCAGTAATTGTACAAAGATTTTTAGACTACGTTGCTAAGGTTTTTGCTGATGCTAACTATCAAGAAAAATTAAGCAATGCATTCTCTGCAAGAAGAGCGATAAGAAGACTTACTAAGTCAAACAACCAGGCCGAGGTTATCGGTATGGCTAAGGCGTTCTTGAATATCGATCCATCGATGGTTGAAGACATCGATACATATAACGAGATAGCTGACTCAATTAAAAATGCTATGGCTCCATCTGTTGTAAGGGGAGAGCAAGTAAAATTCAAGCAGCCAGCAAATATAGCTGACGTGAATGAATACACTATGGATGAGATATCTAGACAAGAAGAAATCAAAAAGGACCAACTATTAGCCGAGTATGACTATCTTAAGGATGCTGGATTGATATCTAAAGACATGACTCTAAATGAGATAAGAAAGATCATAGAGGATATGAAGTCTACAGATACTGATATCAACGATGACGTTAAAGACTTTGTTGAGAGAAGACTAGACATGATGCTTGGTATTGTAGAGTCTATTATTAGAACTGGAGTCAATCCAATCACTGGAGAGTCTATAGAAATATCTGATAAAAACAAAGATATCCTAAAAGCTATAATGAAGATGGATCTAAAAGAACTTGATACAAGAAGCTTGATCTATCTATCTGAATCTGTAGATAACTTCCTAAATAACGGAATAACAAGCGGTCTTGAGGCTAATGTACAGTCATATGTTGGAGCTATGAAAGTTAAGGCTCTTGTAAATGCTGGCGTTAAATCTGTTGGTATAAAAACAAAAGCTTCTAAGATAGCATCTACTGAAATACTTAGCATACCTTTATTATTTGAAAAATTATTTAGAGGTACTACCATTGGTACTAGAATAATGAGTGATATGGGATTGTTGGATATGGTTAACGGCAAAAATAAAGCTGAACTTATATACAACAAAATACTTGAATCGTACACAAAGCAAGATTTCTACGGAAAGGACTTTATGACTCAACAGAACATCATAGAAAGAGGTATGCTTGCATATCTTATGAGAAATGTTAATGGTGATAACGCTCAAGTTAAAGCAGAACTAAATAGGAGAATTGACGCTATATCTGAGAGTATTGAACAACTAAAAGAAGGAAATAGCGATGAGCAGAAACTAGCTGAAATGTATGAGAATGCATTCTCTAAGTTAAAAGTAAATTCTAGAGACATTGATATCATAAGAGCTAACTCATCTAAGTCAAACAGAGAAGCTGTTGACTGGTGGGTAGATCAATGGAAACAACACTATACAGATTTATATGATGTCAGTTTGTCTGTTTACAACACTATGTTAAGTAGTGATATAAACTATACTCCAGATAAAATGAAGCTTATGGCTTCTAAGGCACAAGATGACGACATAACTAGCTCAGATAGCGGATTTGTATCATCTCTTGGGTACACAGATACAAAAAAAGCTGGTGTGTTGATGGAAAATGTTAGAAAGAAACCAAAGAATAGATACGTTGATCTAAACTTTGATATGAATAACGCTAACTCATTAAGAAATGCACTTGTTGACATAAATACAGCTGCCGCTATTAGACAAGTAAAAGGCTTCATGGACTCTAATAACTTTGATAAATTAGCTGGAGATGAGTCTTCATTGATAAAGTCAAGAGTGAACTCTTACGTGAAAAGAATGAAGGGTAAGAGGATGATACCTAGAAGTAGCGCTGATGACATTATGAAGTATTTTAATGCAATAGCTAAGGCTGGTACTATTAGAGCTTTAGGTGGAATTGGTTCTGCAATTAAGCAGTTCTCTCCTGTAATAAATACATTGCTAAATGCAGGTAGATTTACAAGTTTAACTCCTAACAGTAATGCTTGGATCGACAGACTTGGCATGCCTATATCTAACCGTGGTATAAAATCAGAAGCTAATATTGATACTATAGACAAGAGAGTTAATGTTTTGGCTGATTCAGCTGTTGGTAAAGTTTATGATGGTGTAGGTAAGATAGGTGACATGTGGTTGAAGGCATTAATACAATCGCCAGATGCTTATGTAGCTAAATCTTCATTTATTACTTACTACTTAAAGAGTTTAAGAGATCAAGGTCTTAGCACTAATATAGATTGGAACAACCACGAGGTAAATAAAAAGGCAGCTGAATATGCTCAAATGCAAGTTGATAGACAACAGAACGTATCTGATCCTTTACTAACTGGAGAACTATTTGCAACTGAAGATGCTACTAAAAAAATGATCACAAAACTTTTCATGCCATTTACATCATTTGTTTGGAACCAGAGAGCTAGGATGATAAATGATATGCAAATATTAGGATCTAAAGTATCATCAAAGGAAGATAAGATAATAGCTATGAGATCACTAGCTGCCCTTCCAGCAGAGATTGTAGTATTTAACTTATTAGGTGCAGCAATAAGAAAAACAATAGACGCTATAACAAATTACTTCTACGGAGAAGATGATGATGAAGAGGAAGAAGTATTGTTCTATGTGTTTGGAATGAAAGTCACTGAAGATGATGTTAAGGAATTTAAGATGCCTATCAAAAACTTATTGGTGGATTTATTCTCACCTCTTCCTGGCCTAACAGATGAATTCTTAATTACTGGATTTAATAATCTATTTGAAATGTACCCACTAGTTGGTGATGATGAGATAGCAGAGTTGGTTAAGGCTGAAAATGATATAAGAATAGCAAACGGTGATAAACCTATGACTGAAAAACAAGAGGCAGATTTTATTGAAGAGGAGAAGAAAAAAAGAACATTCCAACTGTATGAAAATATGGAAGCTACTGGATGGGAAAGATATATACCTGGTGCCCCAGGAGTTGCATTGAAAACATATAGCGAATTAAAAGATGCTATAGACTTAGCAATGACTGGAAAGTATGAAGATGAGTATCAAGGAAGAAAAACAATTAAGTATATATCTGATGAAGATAGAGAGAAAGTTGCTTATGGATTATTCTTCCAGATACCACAAGCTTTAGGTTTGTTACCGAGAGAGGCTGGTCAGATTCCAAATAAAGGTATACGTAATATTAAAAAGAGATCATATACAGAAAATCAAAAAACAAAAATAGACGAGGTTGAAAAATTAACAAATCGTCCTGTTGGTAAAATTGAAAAAGTATTGATCGGCAAGAACTCAGATCCAAGGAAGATAGCTATGGAAATGAAAATGATAGATAAGCTTGGAGGATTTGATGAAAAACAGGAGGCTGAATACGCAAAACTTAGAAGAACAATTAGTAAACCTAGTATGAAATTCGCTCAAATGATTAAGGGAGGAATGACGGCAGAGGATATAATAAGAAGAATTGCCGAGAATAAAGGAATAGTAAAAGGTAGAACTGGAACTACAAGACAAGGAACAGTTAGAAAGGGAACTGTTAGAGAAGGGAAAATAAGAGAGGGGCAATAGCCCCTTACTTCTTAAAATAATCAAGAGCGACTCCGTAACAATAGTTTAGCTTATCTAAATCTGACTGAATAATAAAAGGGTGGTATCGTAATTCGATATGCACCCTTACTCTTTTTTTCTCGTAGATATAATTTTCTACAACAGCTATCATTTCTTCTACTGTGATCATTAGAAGATATGTGTTAGTCTAGCTACTTGTCCAAATTCTTTATGATGAATAAATCCCTCTACTGCTTTTGGGGCGTGTTGATAACCTTGCCTGTGATGCCAAGAGTCAGTGCCAGAAGGACTCCTTAAGGTTTCCACACATACAGACATAAAGTCCTTACTAGTTTTATGGTGGATGTGATGTCCGTAGATGTATCTGTGTTTACATTCATGCCACCAAGCACCAGACTCATGAGCCATAAGGAGAGGCAGGTCTTGAGTTTTAGCACCATCCATATGTGTGGAACCTATTAAATTATTCCCATAAACTGTATATTTACGATGGGACATATCGTTATTAAATTTTACATTTTCACACTTAGAAAACCAAGCCTCAATACATTGTAACAACATAAATCCAGACATGTAGTCATGATTGCTTGGATTGTAAACAACCTCAACGTCGGCAACAGACATAAGTCTTTCTATTATATCGATCAATAGTTTTTTAGCCATAACGAAATTATCATACCACATGCCATCAGTATCTTGTGGTGTTCCGCTAGTTGTAGTTCGTTTTGGGTTGTCTACATGTAGAATGTCATTGCCAGCTATGAATATTATTTTATCAATATTAAATGGCTTCGACTTAGATAGTATACCCTCAAGCCCAGTCAACACTCTTTGAACTGCTATCTGACTGTTGTAATCTTCTCCAGTTTCAAACTTTGAGCATATCTTACCTATGTGTATGTCAGCTGGATCGAAAACAAGGCAGTGAGGCTCAGATATTGAGTTGTTACGAGCGATCTTAGCGTACTTTGGACTCCATGTCTTTATCTCGTTAACAAGATCAGATATAAACTCCTTAGGATCAAAATCTGACCCTCCGTTTACGTTTATACTGTAGTGCTTACCCTTGTACCAATAGTGTTTAACTTTAGACTCGTCTATACCTACTCTTTCACACTCATCAATAAGTCCTCTGTTTTTAATGTGGTAAGATACACCCTTTCTTAACGTATCTATGTTGTCAGAGATGGTAGGGTCTTCTTCTATTAAAATCCTAGCTATTTCTGCTTTACTTTGAGTTACGTTGTCGTAAATATCAAAAATTCTATTCCGATTGTATTTCATGTGTTTTAAGAAGGTCTTTAAGTACTTTGATTAGATTTTCTACATTTGACTTCATTGACTTATAGTCAGCATCTGTAAGATCTTCATATATACAGTCAGTAAGATCGTTTATCTCTCTCATGACTCCGTTTATATAGTTAATGTGTTCCATTGACGCATCAAATATAATTCATTATAATCAAAGAAATGTAAATTGTTAATAATTAATGTTTGACATGTATTTAATAATATCCATGTTGTAAGTAATTCTATACTTACTTGTGTCTTTAACCTTTAGGTATTTTTTAGTAAAGTCTTCATCTAATGGCTTTAGATTTTCATCAAGTGCCAATGGTATTCTTGTTTCTTCTTTTAGTATAATACCTAACTTACTTGTGTTAGACAAAGGCACCGCCTTTATAATAACATTCACACAATAAACTCCTCTCATCTCCATACCTTAACTATTGATTCTGGATTCTCTTCACAAGCGTCTAAATAATTTTGTGTAAAATTTAAAAGACCTTCATATGATCCCCATCCGTTTTCTGGATTAAACTTTTTAAACTTGTTTGGATTATCACGGAGTTTAGATAACCCTTCTTTTATATATGGTATAATATCCTTAGCTCGTATTTCTTGCTTATCTTCAAACTCATGTTCCGCATTATGGTCTTTCTCTGGAATATTGTAACCATCAATAAGCCTATGAGGTCTCCATAAAGCCTCATACAATCCAGCCTTATCAGCCATCTCGCCTAAGTTGTGAGTTATGTTTGCAGAATATAATGTATCATATTCTATTTCATGAGTCTTGAACTCATCATAACTTACCCATTTTTTTCTTGTTAAATCTACATCTAAGCTCATCTATTAAATTTTAATCCCCACATTAAACCTATCATTGACATTTGACGTTCTGCCAGTTTAGAATTCATTCTAAATTTTTTTCGTAAATACTTTTCGCCCCAAGATTTCCACTCATCATATTGAGCTTCAGTCATGGTCCAATTTGTATACCAATCGTCCTTTCTGTCTTTTATATCATAGTATGTTACGTCATGACCTGCTATTTTAAACATCTCATTGATCATGTCGATAACCATTTGATCTTTTTTATCCATTTATCTCTAAGTATTAATTCGTAATAGTTTATTTTTCCGTATTGATTTGTCCATATCTGTGGAAAGCCTTTTATACATTCTTCAATTCTTTCTCTCTTTGACTTTGTTTTGTCTGTATAGTATTCATAATATATCCAAGACTCCCAGTAATGATCTTGCTCACAAGCACTTACAGACACAACGATCTGCCACTTAAAGAAAACAAAAGACAGTCCTGGCGCATATTCAAAACGTATATCAGTACTTGTCCATTTGGTTTTCCATCCAAGATTCCAAAAGTTAAATCCGAACTTCTTTGGTACTGCTATTCTTGATTTTAAGTTCCTCTGATATAAAGCTTCGTAGGTAGGCTTGTACTTGCTTGGTACTTTCCATTCATCAAGTTCTCTAACAGCCTCTTCATGGGCCATTTTCTTTGACACCTTTACCCACTTACGAGGGTAGAAATATGGAGTACCCATAGCAATTTTACCACAATACCAATTCAACTTGAACGGCTTAAATGGAGACCATAAGGCCTTTATAAATCTCAAGTCTATCATAAGTTCCTAAGCCAATCATTAAACGCAACACCTAAATCATTGATCTGTTGATAGAACGCCATCAACTCTTTATCGTCCTCACCAGCAATCTGCTTGTAAAGATTATCTCCATTTCGCTCAACCTCCTTTATAAAGTCGTTGCCTAACATTTTTACTCTCTTACTATATACCTTCGGGTATATCTCCTTGATATCCTCCATATAGTCCATCATTACTGGCAAAATACCTACCAAGGCTGCCATCTTTTTCTCGTTCGTGATAGATTTCTTTTTCTCCATAACTTAAATTTTCGTAATTATATTCTATTGTATTTAACATCTCTTCCTCTGACAGGAAGTCATCTGCTTTCTTGTAGCCAAACTCACCTTTGGTATCGTGAGATGGTCCTATAGCGTGAACCAAGTTGTGTATTAAAAAATGCCATGATATGTTGTACTTGTTTGGCAGGTTTTCAATCAGTTCGCCATTTATTATGTCTCTCTTTATTTGGTGTCTCAGATCAATCAACCTCGATAAATCCTTCACCGCTGTAATACGTCGCCTTAATGCCATGTGATTTTAGTTCTTTTATTCTATAAACTTGAAGAGGCCTAGGTTTATGTCCAGGCCTCTTTACCTCAACAAAAAAAGCACTACAGTCCTTTGGTAAAGCCAATAGGTCTGGTATACCGTTCTTATTTGTCATAATTAACTTTATGACATAATATCCCTCACTCTCAAGTTGCTTGATTAGTTTTGTTTGTATCTGCTGTTCTGTTGCCAAACGTAGTATAATATTTATTAATATGTGGCGTTACCTTCTGAAGGTCAGCAAACTTAATGAATTTTAAATTACCATCCAATACTTCAATTGAATTTATTATTATTTTTCCATCAACGTACTCATAGTCACATACATTTAATACTAATTGTTCTGGCGCTTCTAGATCGAAAGTTTCTATCAACTTTGCAATCATTGGATCATTTAATATCTTCATCGAAATTTATTTTTAGTTGATCGGCAGCCTCTAATATGAGACGCTCAAGTTCTTGCTCTGCTTCAAGTTTAAATCTTTTTAACTTGATCATATCAAATTCGATATCCTTAATCAATTGATACTGTGCTTTAATTTTTGATTCCATAGTCTTTCTTAAAAATGTTTACTGTAAACTTCTTTTTTGATTTTACTGTCTCATAGATCTTATCTTCTATTCCTTCTTCAGAAAAGATCCAATAAACTTTATTAAATTTTCTTGCCATCGTGGTCATGCGATCTCTGGCCTGCCAATAACTTGTAGCACTGAAGTCTATGTTATAAAAGACAACATAGTCAGCATTTTTTAAGGATATACCCTCACGACCAGATACTATTTGTAAGGCTATTACCTTATAACCTTCATCATCAAACTTATGTAACTCTGTGGTTAAGTCATCACCAAATACTTGCTTAAGTACGTTCAGCTCTTCTTTAAACTTATAGAATACTCCTATCTTTGAGTCTTTAAACTTTGACTTTATAAACTCAGCCTTTGTAGTATCTATTATCATGCTGTTACCGCTCTCAAATTTTACGGTACCGCTCCACAACTGATGTAGTTTTTGCATAAGTTTGACTGGCGTGTCGGCCAATATGACTTCGTCCTTACCCTCAACAACTAGATCACGCTCTAATTTTTTGATTATGTTTTTTGTGGTATCGCTCATCGCGATATGCAATATTTCTTCCTCTATCTCAGTAGAGAATCCAGCCTGCTTTTGTTGGAAGGTTATCATGTACTCAGAAACAGCAGACATTATCTTCTGCTCTATACCCTTGTCGTACTCATTTATAAGTATGCCGTTTATATTCCGTTGATACTTATTGACATAGTCATCGGCCCATCTGTAAAAATTAACGTAGTGTTTAAAAGGACTATATGCACTCACCCAGAACTGATGATATATCTGACTGTATGACTCTGGGCTTGGTGTTCCAGATAGAAATATCATTGGCTTAATTGCAAACATCTGCTTGTATAATTTAGTCTGCATTCCTGGCTTTGGGAAAGCTCCAAACCTATGGTGCTCATCATGTATGATAAGATCATAGTTTGTGTCCTCTAGCTTATGCATAGACTCATCATTCATCACAGTGATATCAAAGTGTTCTGAAAATCCAAAGTCTCTATAGTCATTCTCTATTGATCTTATGGCCTTTTTCTTAGTTAGAAATAAAACTCTTTTAGCTCCATAAATCCTAGCTGTTTCAAGAGATGTTGCCGTCTTGCCAGTCCTAACCTCCATAGCAAGATAGACTATGTTTTTATTTAAAAGTATATTAACAGCTCTATGTGCTATCTCTGATTGATAGTCTCTTAAGTTCATCGTAGATTTCATTTAATTCGTTTTGATTTTTAGAACGTGATAGCTCCCTTATAGAATAGTAAGGTCTGTAGTCCAAGTTATCTCTACCTCCAGACAAGAAGTCATGCGTCATTGTATAATCTTCATACATTTCTTTCAACTCAGCATGTCTCCTTGTACTGTTAGCAGTAACGCTCAATAGCTTGTCTATAACACCTATTTTTTCTTTAAGCCTAGCTATTGCGCTCATAATTTAAAAGTTTAACCTACTTTGCTCATTTTGCTTAATCTTAAACTCTACATTCTTACCATTTGCTCCACGAGTAATCTCTGGCTTCATTCCGTACTTATATTCACCGAATGAATCTAACCATCGGTAGAACTTTATCTGTGATATCTTGTACCTACCATAGTTACCATAGTCTGGATACTCGGAAACAAATGAGTTATATAGAGTATTCCCAAGTGTAGGCATGTTAGCTTTTGTACCCATGTTATCCTTTGATGTACACCACTCCCAAAAGTCAGCACTTGTTTCAGCAATAAATTTACGAGTTTTTAAATTCTTGAACTCACTCTGCATCAAACCCTTGTTTAGGTAAAGCTGTAGATTAGATATCATGTAGTTGTCAAAGCGTATCCACTCATCGTCAGACCAATCAGTAAATAACATGTGTCCGAACTCGCTCTCTGGCGTGTAGTTCTTCGAGTAGTGCTGTTTGAACTCTAGGTCCCACTTACGTCTCTCAAATGAATTACCAGCACCTCTGATGGCATAGTTTGTAGTTATGACAATCTTTGGAGAATCCTCAAACTCTAGCTTAATCTCATCCTTGTTTTTCTTCTCAAGTGTTATACCCTCAGTAATTACTGAGAACAATCTCTCAAAGTCAAAGTGACGAGCGACATCATCAAACACCAACACCTGCGTGTCAACCTGTACACGTTGATATGGGAATGACTTCTGAAAGCTGAATCCCTTTCCGTCTATTATCACCATCTTCTTCATGTGGCTGATAGACTTTACGAATATACCCTTACCAGTACCTCCCTCTGGGTTGTCACTGATCACCTCGTCATTAAGTATTATCGCAGGAGCATAGCTTGCAGGCTTATGCGAATGCATCAAATAACCAATGGTAGACTCAACAGAACGCTGTCTGTCTGGCGTGTCACCAGCTATGTTGTTGATGAATCTCTTGTACTCACAATCATCAAAAGATGATAGGTTAAAGTTACGCTGTATCTTCTGCTTCTCCCACACATAACCAGATAGGTCTTTGTAGTCTATCATGTCAATGCTTGACTTCGACACCCTAACAGCGCAGTTTAGGTAATATAGGTATGCTATATCTTGGGTGTCTTTAATGAAGTCAGCATCGATCTTAGAGACATAGTTTAGGAATGTCTCTTGAAAGAACTTAGTGTTGATAGCAAAGAAGTTATACACTGACATATCATCACGATCGTATAAGTACTTGAGAACGAAGTCTTTAATTACATCTTCGTTTACATCACTGATCGTATTGTCAACCACTCTGACAAATACAAAGTTCATAGAAGTTGGTGGATAGTATTTATAGAAACCGCTCCTCTCTAAAAAACGTCTAAAGAGGTGTGGCACTAGGTCTATCTTACCCTTACTACTCTTGGTCCAGAAATCATCGTCTACTGATGGAATCTCCTCTATGTTGTACTTTGTAGTAACTTGTTCGACAGGAATACCCATCTTTATGTCATTCTTTATAGAGGTCTCCTTGTCCTTATCTTCAAAGTACTTCGTGTTGAACTGCTGTACGTTCTTATAAGCGCTGTATATGATGGTTGGTATCTCTCTAGACATTGATCCATCTACGTCGTGCTCATGAAGTACTGCCATAGCGTCCTCTTTGTTTATGCCATACTCATTTAGAGCTGATGCTAGTATGAATAAGTTATTGTTACGCTGTCCTGGCACCATGCCGTGATTTTTGTTCCACCATAAGTTAAGTCTACGAACTATCTCTTGGTGATCCTCAACAACAAACATAACAGGCTTACGTTCTACTGGAACCTCAACATCACCCTCTATCTGAGTCCATATTGAAGACAGCTCATTTACATATATGTCTGGATCGTATGACTCATAGCAAACCCTTGATATGTTGCGTGACGTGGTGTCAAACTGTTGGATGTTATAGTACGTCTTGAGTGCATTAAAGTAGTGCTTATGATGCATGGGATTTTTTGGTATCCTTACAAGAACCTTTAACCCATCGCCAGAAGGTGACAAGAAACATGAATATGTGTATTCATCGCTCTCAACCTTCTTCCGAAAGTTAGAAAGATGTACATCATCATCAAAACCATCGAAGTCTATACATATTAGACCACTATGATTTATGCAAGCAGTGTCTGCACGTTTTGAAAACTGGCCAGAGAAACATATCGCTGGAAGTAACTTCTTCTTCTCATTTCGATTGTTTTTGTCTGTCTCAGATCTAACGTCCATTACCAACTGCATAGACTTACCATCGCGTATCCTTGAGATAGCTACAGATACATCTACGTGATAGGGTGATGATGTTTCGTTAATTGATTTAAAGTATGTTATCATATTCCTTTATGTCGTTTAAAAGTAATTGGTCATTAACTGATAATAGGTACTCGTATTTGTTTATCCAATAGTGGACCGCACTATGGTCCCGATTGAACAACTGACCTATCTCTTTTAATGTAAGACCTGCCTTTCTCAACTGAACATAAAGATGTGCTCTCTTGTGAACGAGATGCTGTTTTCTTGATGGAGAGTTTAAACTGTCTCTATCAATTATCGATTGGATTATTGTTTTCATTTTCTCATTTCTTTTATTGGTAATAATAATTCTTCATAACCGCTTATGCTTTCTCCTATGTATTCGTGGCAGTAAGAAGCTCTTTCTAATCTGTTAGATGCTTTTTTATCAGTATCTTCTTTTATAGTTCTTTTTTTACCATTATTTACTGTTGGTCTCCATTTATTACTTTTGTTAAAGTACACACCTAACGCTGGGTTTACTGTTTTTATAAAACAAAGACCTCCTTCATTTCTTATAATACCTCCTGCAAATTCAGATAACTTAACGCCCAATCCCATTCCTTGAAAATCTGGCATGACAACTATTCTACTTATAGCAAAACCATTAGGGCAACCTTTCCTTGGTTGATTTATTATAGCAATAATTGCAATAGGTTTGTTTTGCCATTCAAATAATAAAAACTTACAACTTTTATTTACTTCTTCTGTTAGATAATGATGTTTTTTGAAGAGGTTCCAAGTTTCAGATTCGACTCTACTAATTTGTAGTTCGATTTTTGGTCTGCCGTGCCTTCGATAGTCGCACCTTTCGAGTACGCCTCCTTTTTGCGGTGAACAAGTCCAATCTGGTATTAACCATTCTAAAATATCATAATGACAAGATGCTAAAATAATCCTCTTGTTTTCTCTACGAATGTATTTTTGTAATGCAAAACTCATAGCTTTAGCAACATCTCTATCAACAACAGATGTATATTCATCTATTAGTATTACTTCACCATCCTTAGCAGATGCAACCAAGTAAGCTAATGTTGCCCTGTATTGTTCGCCATTGCTTAATGCATTAAATGGTCTTAACCAAGTTGGTACTGATGATAAACCCATTGAAGTTAAAACTAATGTAGCTTCTTTTGGCTCTAGCCAATTAAAGTTGCTTATTAATGGTTTATTGTAATCAAATTTAGATTGTTTTAACTCACCACATTTTTTCAAAATTGTAGTCTTTCCGCTACCACTACTACCGAGTATAACACCTATATTCCAATCAAAAGTTTTTGCTTCTCCTAAACTCATAGGAATAGATACAGATGTTTCTTCTCTGTTCTGAATATCAAATGATTCATATACATAGTCTGTATATTTATCATTAATTATTTTTGATTTAAGTTCTATTTTCATGTCTGTATTTGATTTCTTTTTTTAATAATTCAAGGTGCCATTCTGCACCACCATATTCAAGTATTGCTTGGATGTGATCATCTGTTAGATGTGCTATTGGTATCCATATCAGAGGTTGCTTGCCATCTATTCCTCGACTACCTCGTGTTGCAAACTGACGTACAAGCTCAAAGTCATCATCGTCATTTATAGCATACGCATGTATCTTTTTCATGTCTTTTGCACCGTACCTTTGATAGTATGAACCGCCATCTACAAATGCTTCGTTTGGACATCCACACTTATTAAAGTCATGGACGTGTCTGCTTACTAATGTTTTTAAACACTGTAGGCATGTTGCTGAGTTATATACAATCGCCACTTTCTAATTCTTCTTTTATATCTAAATAATAATCTATATACAATAAGTTACATACACTTGACATAAGATCGACCGCTTCAATGGCCGACCGTCTGGCATATTCTGGACTCATGTCGTGACTGATATTTAAAAATCTTTCGTATATCTTTTTTGCTTCTTCTTTTGCTGTCATGTTATTTATTTTTATTTATTTCTCTTTTAGCATCATTAACTCTGTCCAACACAAAATCAAAATCATCAGTAATAACCATTCTTGTAAATCCAAAATCATCACCAAATGGTAATTTTTTAATTGTTGCCTCAAAATGAAACCAAGTTGTCTCATCTAATGGCTCAGCTCCAATATAAAAAACAGCATCATCAAGATCTTTGTATGCCTCGCTTTTTTTAATTAGTTCATAAATGTTCATTGCAAATGATTTGTAATGGGGTTCTCCCATCATCTCAATTACTTCTTGTTCTGTTAGTTCTTGTTTCATCTTATTCTGATTTAAAGGTTTTTATTTCTTTTTTTAAATAATTGGTAATACCAATAGTGAATTGCTATACAAAATCCTGAAACACTAATTGCTCCATAAACAATACAAAATCCAATATCTTCACTGCTCATTCTATTCTGATTTAAAGGTTAATTCATCTAATTTTATTTGGTACTCTTTACCATCTTTGAAGCCTTTTAGGTATTCTTCTGCCTTTTGACTTCTCTCTTTGGCTTTGGCTTGTTCAAATTTTACAATAAAACCTGAATGAACCCCTCCGAAATCTTTACACATTTCTTGAAATTCATTTTCCAACCATTCTACTGCTGTTTTCATAATTATTTTTATTTTATGTTTATTATACTTTAATGTCCAGTTTATTGTGCAAAAAACTGGACAAATATCAGTTTATAACCTGATGTTTTCATAACATTTGTTTTATTTTTTCAAGATATAGCGCAAGATCCATGGCCTCCTGCTTGGCATGTTCAACCCACTCCTTTATGGTTAAGTCATTACGATCTAAATTCGTATTGTACTTCGCCATCCCAACAGCCGATCGGTCTCTCAACTGACTGACCAGTGACTCGACAATACTATCTGACTTTATAAATTCAGAATTGTTGTACCATCTGGTTGTCTGATTGCCAAGCTGATTGATACCTGTCAACCAACAGCCGTTATCTTTAGCGTCCTCAACGCTCACTACCTCGTACTTGTCGAAGTAGCGCTTATCATCAATTAGCTTGATGATGTAAACTTTCTCTCCTTTTTTATACATATCTTTTGATTTAGAAAAAAAAAGACAGACTGGCCACACCCATCTGCCTAGAGTTTTTACCTATGTGGAGGCTAACCACAGAACCCTAACTGTTGTCCACCATGAACAAATTTGTTGTCAGGACAGGACTCGAACCTGTATTTGTAAGTGTTCATCAGTCAATATCCTCACTTACCGAAGTTGTGTACAAAATCCTTTGACCTCCGTGCGTCTACCACGCCAGGGAAATCCCTAGCCTTCCGCCACCTGACTAACGCTGTCTTTCCAGCTGTCAGAGGGTTGAAGTAAGTCACTCCCACAATAGCATTTTAAATGTTCTCAAGAAGGGATTCGAACCCTTGCCGCATCCGTTTACCTGCATGACATACGTTGAAACTCCTACAGTTTTAATGATGGTCAAGCTCCCCATCTTTTAAGTCATATTTCGCCTTCGACCACTCAGCCACTTGAGAACCTTACCATTTAGTAAGTTACTAGTTGGTAACCCCTAGCAGTGTCTATTGATCAGATAGTCTTACTAGGGGGTTGTATCAGTTATAAGGACACGTCCAATTTCCCGATACAGATAAGGCCATCTAAGTGAGCTGATCTTACGGTAAGCTCGATGGCACTGGGCCTGTGGATATCTCACCACAGGGGGGCGTGTAGCAGGCTCCGCTCCCTGCTCGGCACTTTTACTTAAGCGTTTAAAAAGGTAATGCGTCCTCTTGCTTTGGCTCTTGCTTAGGAGCCTCTCCCTCAATCTTCCAACCTTGTAAGGTGTTGAAGTACTTAACGTCACCTGCTGGCGATGTCCACTCACGACCTTTCAGATTAAAAGATAGCTCTATCTCTTGGCCTTCCATCACGTTGTCAAGTAAGCTGGTCTTGTCTTGCGTAAACTCAAAACTAACGTACTGCGGATAGTTGGCATCACTGTTGTCAACCATCACAAGTTCGCGCTTTGAGAACTTCTCGCTCACAATCATCGTTTGTCCTACCTTGTGGACAACTCCCTTCATTTTAAAACTACTCATACTTTATTTGATTTTAATTAATAATTTTAACAGAGCCACTATCTCTGCCCTCGTCCTCACCGTCGTTAAGACCACACTCTGATCGGGCCCTATTCTCTCCATGTCTTGATTTACGAATATCACAGCGTTGTCATCGACCTGTAAGTCGATCGTTATGCTTAGTGTTGGCTCGTATTTAAACTCGTATCTATCGCCTGTTAGCTCAGTGAAGCCTTGCTCTAGTAACCATTCTCTTGTTATATCCATCTCTGTCTGTATTTGTTAGCGTATTCAATAGCGATGTCTAACCGCTCGTCTATCTTTTTTATGTCGTCATCTGTTAGCTCAACTGGCACGATGATTTGTCTTAGGTTGTCAGAAAGGTCGTCCATGTAGTGAAGGCTGTCGTCCTCACTCTCTGGTATCAACTCCTCTGGAGTGTTTACCAACATGTAGGCTATACGACCGTATCTCCAATGCGTACCCGTTTGTTTTGTCAACATAAATAGGTACAACTTTACCTGCCACTCGTACTGAGAGTTACGTGCTTTCTCAATGGTCTTAGGAAATGTCTTCTTAGACCAAGGGGACTTTATGTCTATAACTACCTTTGTGTCCTCGTTTGCAATGTCAGGATGACCTGTTAGTATGCCCTTGTAAGATAGACTCATCTCAGACTTAACGTGGCTCGTGAAGTTTAAGCGGTTGTATAGGTCTATAGATATAGGCTCTACCATATTACCCTTTGTCGTATCACGACTACTGAACGATGGCTTGTAACCCCATAGCTCCTGCTCAACCGCCTCCTCGATTAAGGTCTTAGCTCCAGCAGACAGCTCGTATGGAGCGTCACGCTTTGCCATCAACTCATCACGTAGTATAGCCTGCTTCTCAGTTAACTTTATCTTTGCAAGTAGACCGTCCAATGTCTCCTGTTGCTTGGCTGTAATGCCAGCATCCCCTAAAAACAGGGGATACGCTGTTGAACACCTAAACATCTTGCAAAGCTTTTAATTGTTCGGCAGTTAGGCTGTACTGCTTTTGTATCTTCTCTATAGACGTAGAGCCAGCCTTTACTGCATTGACAGCACTCTCAAGCTTGTCGTCTGGCAGTTGAGGTAGCTTAGGCAATGGACGTGTGCTGAATCTCAGCGCGTCGACCATGCCTTGAGGACTCTTTACCTTCTCAGTGCCTAACACTATCTGCTTGTTGAGGTAGTCGTTGTGATCAAATGAATTGAAGAATGTCTCAAGCCTTTTGAAGTTCGATCGGTTGCAGACCATCGGCTTGTCAAACTCTTTTAGCTTAACAAACACCTTGTCCTCTTTACCCATCTCACCAACAAATGTGTCTTGGTATATCTTGTCAATTGTTACTAATTTCGGCTCGTACTTGCCGTTAACCTCTAAGTCCCATGCTCCGAGGTACTTGTTGTCTTTCATTAAATTTCTCCAGTGTGCCATAATTTTATACAAATTTATTTAACTTTTGTTTATAATCCAACAGTTTGTCGGAATATTTTTTTATTCGCTTATCTATTGACTCTTTGTCATCAGTGTACTTTATGCAGTGATGTAGCCAGTCAATACGCTCCTCAATGGCGTCTATGTTTACCTTTAGACAGCCTACATACCAACCATACTCAGTGAAGTAGTACTCTTGTATATCGTTAATCAGCCTGTACTTCTCGCTGTTTGTCATGGTGTCGTGTATGACGATGCGACCATCCGACTCAAAGCGCTCTATCTTTACACCCATGTCAAGATACCATCTTGATGTTGGGTTGTCTTCGTCACCTATCCAAAATAGCGAGACGGTTCTCTCTAGTTCATCCCAAGCCTTAATCATGGTAAGTATCCGTAGTTTAGTCCATTAACTCTAAAGTAGAATGTCTCCTCTCGTTTGTGATGAAACAAGTAGATGTCGTAGTTACCTTTCTCGTTCTCAACAACAGCCATAGTATTTACGTCAGTTGATGACTCCCAACTCTGAAAGAAAGGTACAGGACTCTTTGAGTTGAATATCATCGTGTCCAAGATGTAGTTATGGTTTGTTAGAACGATTGTAATCATTGAACGTATACGTCTTCTTGAAAAGTCTTTTAGAACAAGAGTGTGCTCGTTAACCTTCTTGAAGTCTCTTTTAGGTACCGACCATTGCGCATCGGCAACGAACGGCGCGGTCATCATAGCGACCGTCAAAATAATCGATTTAAACATAAGATTAAAGTTATAAGTAAAACAAATGAAGCAGAATATAGTACTGCTAAGAATAAAATTAATTTGATGATATTTCCCATGGTATTATAGGTATTTGGACAACCGATTCTTCATAACTTATTATGACTACGCCAAGCATAGCTGACATCATCTCTATCGTCTCGTCTATGTTGCTCGTCGTTACCTTTATAACGTCATTGGTATCGGT